GTGAATGATGATGGCGTCTAACGACGCTATTGCCGTTGCTGATGTCAGCAATAACAATGCTAACACCAACAATGAAAACATTGGATCCCGCCTTATGGCGAGGATCCGTGGGCGTATAGGCCCACAACGTGGTGAAACAACCACAAAGATCAAGGATGCCAACATGGCGCTCGATTTGTTGCGCCGGTCACAAACACCCTCTCCGTCCCGACAGGACAGCCCCCCCAAGAGTCAAAGAGACCGACCTCCACGAACTGTCTCAGAGGTAAAGAAGGTGATGGGGTGGGATGCTGAACCGGAACACCAAGAAAGTACGGCTAAAGCGTGGTGTGACCTATCGAAAGAAGAAAAGGAGGAAATAATGCGCAACAATGAAAGGCTTTTCGATGCTGGAGGGGTCACCCCATCCACCCTACCTAGCACGTTTGAAAGAGCTGAATTGAGCAACACCTCAACTGAACAGCAAACCGTGTCTTGGTCAGCCAGTGATGGGGTTAACATTGGTGTAAATGACTTGACCACCGTCCGTGGGCCATTCTGGAACATGTGCCCCCTACCGCCACTGGATGCCCGCAACAATGGCCCTGCCAAAGAGCCTCTCATTGGGGACATGATAGAGTTCTATGAAGGTCACATATTCCATTATGCCATATATATGGGCCAGGGCAAAACCATTGGAGTGCACTCGCCGCAGGCCGCCTTCTCTATACCTAGAATAACAATCCATCCCTTGGTGGCTTGGTGGCGTGTGTGTTACACTCCCACAAGCCAGCAACGCCTCACATATGACCAGCTCAAAGAATTGGAAAACGAGCCATGGCCTTATGCCTCCATCACCAATAATTGCTATGAGTTTTGTTGCAGAGTGATGGCACTTGATGATACCTGGCTCCAGAGGAGACTGGTTAGTGCTGGGAAATTTAACCACCCCACACAAGAGTGGTCACAAGACACCCCAGACTTTCACCAAGATTCCAAGCTTGAGATGGTAAGAGACGCTGTATTGTCAGCCATCAACGGCCTCGTGTCACAGCCCTTCAAAAACATCTTATCAAAAATTAAACCACTTAACGTGCTTAATCTCTTATCAAATTGTGATTGGACTTTTATGGGGGTTGTGGAGCTGATCGTACTCTTGGCTGAGTTATTTGATATCTTTTGGACTCCGCCAGATATTTCAAGCTTCATAGCCTCATTGCTACCTGAGTTCCATCTGCAAGGCCCGGAAGACCTGGCTAGGGACTTGGTCCCCCTTGTGCTAGGTGGCATTGGCTTAGCGATTGGCTTCACGAGAGATAAGATAACAAAAGTTATGAAAAGTGCTGTTGACGGCCTACGATCAGCAACACAGCTTGGACAATATGGACTGGAAATATTCTCAATTATAAAGAAATACTTCTTTGGGGGGGATCAAACAGAAAAGACCCTAAGAGGTATTGAGGATGCAGTTATAGACATGGAGGTGTTATCCAGCACTAATGTAACTCAATTGGTCAAGGACAAGAAACTAGCTAGAGCATACATGAATGTGCTGGACAACGAGGAGGAGAAGGCCCGAAAACTCTCAGTCCGCAGTGCTGACCCGCACATAGTGACTTCTGTTAACAACTTGATATCACGCATTTCAATGGCAAGGTCAGCGCTAGCTAAGGCCCAAGCTGAGATGACTTCTCGCCCCCGACCAGTGGTTATAATGATGTGTGGACCCCCTGGCATTGGGAAGACAAAGGCCGCCGAGCATCTAGCAGGCCGCCTAGCTGCCGAGATTAGGCCTGGGGGAAAGGTTGGCCTTGTACCTAGAGAATCCATAGACCACTGGGATGGATACCATGGCGAGGATGTCCTGCTCTGGGATGACTATGGTATGTCAAAGATAACAGAAGATTGCAACAAATTGCAGGCTATAGCTGACACCGCCCCGTTGTCACTCAACTGTGATAGGATAGAAAACAAGGGTATGCAGTTCTCATCTGATGCAATCATTATTACCACCAATGCCCCTGGCCCGGCCCCAGTTGACTTTGTTAATTTGGGTCCCGTGTGTAGGCGAGTGGACTTTTTAGTCTATTGCTCTGCCCCTGAGATTGAACAGATGCGAAGAACCCACCCAGGTGATGCCAGCGCCATCAAGGACTTGTACAAGAGGGATTACACCCACCTAAAAATGGAACTAGCCCCACAGGGCGGCTTTGACAATCAGGGCAATACACCATTTGGGAAAGGTGTTATGAAGCCCACGACCCTCAACAGACTGTTAATCCAGGCTACAGCACTAGCCATGGAGCGGCAGGATGAGTTTCAGCTCCAAGGGGCCATTTACAACTTTGATGAGGACAGAGTAGCAGCCTTCACTAACCTAGCTCGTGCCAATGGCTTGGGGCTCATAAGCATGGCCACACTAGGTAAAAGGTTAAGGACTGTTAAGACCATGGAAGGGCTACGCAATGCACTGGTGGGTTACAAAATAGAGGAGTGTGACATAATTTGGAATACCAGAGCATATTCAATCAAGAGTGACGGGAACACTGTCACGATCAAGGAGAAACAGGCCCCAACCTCACCCCAACACCAAGCTATCTGTACGGCCACCCTCGCCCTTTCCAGGCTGCGGGCTGCTAGGGCCCTTGCATATGCCTCCTGCTTACAAAGTGCAGTGCTGTCAATACTCCAAGTGGCAGGTTCCGCTGTGGTGGTAAGCAGGGCTGTGAAACGCATGTTTGGCACACGCACTGACCAACCTGTACTGGAAGGCAAGCACAAGGAGCATAGTTGCAGGGTGCATCGAGCAGAAGCTGCTGGACACGGTCCTATTGGCCATGATGGAGTCATCGAGCGCTATGGCCTATGTGAAAGTGAACAGGAAGAAGAGGAAGATCAGACTATGGAATTGCCCACTGCTAATAAGGAAGGCAAGAATAAGGGTAAAACTAAAAAGGGCCGCGGCCGTAAGTCTAACTTCAATGCCTTCTCAAGGCGCGGCCTTAGTGATGAAGAGTATGAGGAGTATAAGAAAATCAGGGAAGAAAAGAGTGGCAACTACAGCATACAGGAATATCTTGAAGACCGCCAACGCTATGAGGAGGAGCTCGCTGAGGTCCAGGCAGGTGGAGATGGTGGAATCGGCGAAACTGAAGCGGAGATCCGTCACCGAGTTTTCTACAAGTCAAAGTCTGGCATGAGAAAGCAGCGCCAAGAGGAACGACGCCAGTTAGGCCTTGTGAGCGGGTCCGAGATCCGGAAACGCAAGCCTATAGACTGGACTCCCCCCAAAAATGATTGGTCAGAGGACACCAGAACAGTTAATTATGATGAACACATTAGTTTTGAAGCCCCACCCTCAATCTGGAGTAGGGTAGTAAAATTTGGCAGTGGCTGGGGCTTCTGGGTGAGCTCAACAGTGTTCATCACCACAACACATGTCATACCACCTGGCGCTAAAGAGATCTTTGGTGAAAGCCTCAGCAATGTGGCCATTCACAGGGTTGGTGAATTCACTCAATTTCGATTCTCCAAAAAGATGAGACCCGACCTCACCGGTATGGTTCTAGAAGAAGGTTGCCCAGAAGGCACGGTGTGTACTATAATGATAAAGAGGGATTCTGGTGAGTTGCTGCCACTAGCTGTCCGCATGGGAGCAGTGGCTTCAATGAAGATCCAAGGGAAGCTCATGCATGGACAATCAGGAATGCTGCTCACTGGCGCCAATGCCAAGGGCATGGATTTAGGAACTATACCTGGGGACTGTGGGGCACCATACGTCCACAAAAGGGGGAATGACTGGGTAGTCTGTGGTGTTCATGCGGCCGCCACGAAATCAGGTAATACTGTGGTGTGTGCTATTCAGGGTGGTGAGGGTGAAGCCACATTGGAGGGTGGTGGCCAAAATAAGGGTCATTATGCAGGGCACCCAATACTGAGGTATGGGAATGGCCCTTCATTGTCAACTAAGACAAAGTTCTGGAAGTCAACCCCCCAACCATTGCCTCCAGGCACCTATGAACCAGCTTATCTTGGTGGTAGGGACCCCAGGGTCGAAGGGGGACCGTCCCTACAGCAAGTGCTAAGAGACCAACTAAAACCATTTGCTGAACCCCGTGGCAGATTGCCGGAGGCAGGCTTGTTAGAAGCTGCGGTTGAAACAGTCACCAATGTGCTTGAACAAGTTATGGACACACCAGTGGCATGGAGCTTCAATGATGCCTGTATGTCATTAGATAAAACAACCAGTTCAGGCTTTCCCCATCACAAGAAAAAGAATGATGATTGGAATGGGAGTGCATTTGTGAGAGAACTTGGAGACCAGGCGGCCCATGCCAACAACATGTATGAGCTTGGTAAGCCCATGAAACCTGTATACACGGCAGCCCTCAAGGATGAACTCGTCAAGCCAGATAAAGTGTACAACAAGATTAAGAAAAGGCTACTTTGGGGGGCAGATCTTGGCACTGTCATCCGCGCTGCAAGAGCCTTTGGGCCATTCTGCGAAGCCATAAAACCTCATGTGATCAAGCTGCCCATCAAAGTGGGCATGAATGCCATAGAGGATGGCCCTCTGATCTACGCAGAACATTCCAAGTACAAATTTCATTATGATGCTGATTACACGGCATGGGATTCAACACAAAACAGGGAAATCATGATGGAGTCCTTCAACATTATGTGCAAATTGACAGCCAATCCCTCTCTGGCTGCAGTGGTGGCGCAAGATCTTCTTTCTCCCTCTGAGATGGATGTTGGTGACTATGTAATCAGTGTCAAGGATGGCCTACCGTCTGGTTTCCCATGTACCTCACAAGTAAATAGCATGAATCATTGGATCTTGACCCTGTGTGCTCTATCAGAGGTGACTGGACTCTCCCCCGATGTGATACAGTCACAATCCTACTTCTCTTTCTATGGTGATGATGAGATAGTGTCCACAGACATTGAGTTTGACCCTAATAAATTAACCCAAGTGCTAAAAGAATATGGCTTGAAACCCACAAGACCCGACAAAACTGATGGCCCTATCATTGTTAGACAACAGGTGGATGGCTTGGTCTTTCTCCGGCGCACCATATCAAAAGATGCCATTGGGTATCAGGGGCGGCTCGACCGCAACTCTATTGAGAGACAGTTGTGGTGGACTCGCGGACCCAATCATGATGATCCATTCGAAACTCTGGTTCCACATTCGCAGAGAAAAGTCCAGTTGGTGTCTTTGTTAGGTGAAGCTGCTCTCCATGGTGAAAAGTTTTATAGGAAAATAGCCAGCAGAGTTATTCAAGAAGTCAAGGAAGGGGGGCTTGAGATCTACATACCCGGGTGGCAGGCCATGTTCCGCTGGATGCGGTTCCATGATTTGAGTTTGTGGACAGGAGATCGCGATCTCTTGCCCGATTATGTAAATGATGATGGCGTCTAAGGACGCCCCTTCAAACATGGACGGCACTAGTGGTGCTGGTCAGCTGGTACCAGAGGCAAATACAGCTGATCCTATTCCTTTAGAACCTGTAGTGGGGGCTGCAACTGCAGCCGCTACGGCAGGTCAAGTTAATATGATTGACCCCTGGATTATGAATAATTTTGTACAGTCACCAGAGGGCGAGTTCACAATTTCCCCAAACAACACGCCTGGTGACATTTTATTTGATTTACAATTGGGCCCCCATTTGAATCCATTCCTGCAGCATCTATCACAAATGTACAATGGCTGGGTTGGCAACATGAGGGTTAGAATTTTGCTAGCAGGGAATGCGTTTTCTGCTGGCAAGATAATAATCTGTTGTGTGCCACCTGGCTTTACCGCCCAGAATATCTCTATTGCTCAAGCCACAATGTTCCCACATGTCATTGCTGATGTTCGAGTTTTAGAGCCCATTGAGATTCCCCTTGATGATGTTCGGAATGTGCTCTTCCACACAAATGAGAATAGACCCACAATGCGCTTATTGTGCATGCTCTATACCCCATTGCGGGCCGGGGGCGCGTCTGCGGGCACGGATCCGTTCGTGATTGCAGGGCGCGTCTTAACGTGCCCTTCTCCAGACTTTAATTTCTTGTTTCTAGTCCCCCCCAGTGTTGAACAGAAAACTAGGCAATTAACTGTCCCCAACATCCCATTAAACAATCTATCAAATTCTAGAGTGCCCGCCATGATCAATAAGATGGCTATTTCCCCAGATGCTAATCAGGTTGTCCAATTTCAAAATGGCAGGTGCACTACAGATGGTCAGCTGTTGGGCACAACCCCAATCTCTGCGAGTCAAGTGGCCCGCATCCGCGGCAAAGTCTTTTCTACTTCATCAGGCAAAGGATTGAATCTGTCTGAGCTGGATGGCAGTCCATACCATGCCTTTGAAAGCCCTGCCCCGGTTGGTTTCCCTGATCTTGGGCATTGTGATTGGCATGTCTCTTCCTTCAAGGCAGATCAAAACTCCAGAGATGATCCCATTTCACGCCTAGATATAAAACAAGGGGCTTCCTTTGCCCCACACCTGGGTTCTATTGAATACACCACTTCGCAAAACCCAGATGGTGATCAGTTAGGCACCCTAACCTGGATCTCATCCCCATCAGAAGATACTCCTGGTCATGGTACAATCAACCTATGGAAGATTCCTTCCTATGGTTCCACAGTCACTGAGTCAGTCCATCTTGCACCCCCAATATACCCTCCAGGGTTTGGGGAGACACTTGTTTATTTTATGTCTAACTTTCCAATTGGGCACACTAGTTCCAGTATGGCACAAGTCCCATGCACCCTCCCTCAGGAATTTGTGGCACACTTTGTTAATGAACAGGCCCCTGTTCGAGGGGATGCAGCATTGCTTCACTATGTGGACCCTGACACACACAGAAATCTTGGTGAGTTCAAATTATACCCTGAAGGTTACATAACCTGTGTGCCAAACACGGGTGGTGGTGGCCCCCAAAGTCTCCCAACCAATGGAGTATTTATCTTCTCATCTTGGGTATCCAGATATTATCAACTTAAGCCTGTGGGAACGGCTGGACCAGCCAGGAGGCTTGGAGTTAGAAGGGTATAATGGCCCAAGCAATCTTTGGAGCAATAGCTGCCACTGCCGCAGGCAGTGCGGTGGGAGCAGGAATTCAAGCAGGGACTGAGGCTGCATTGCAATACCAAAGGTATCAACAAGATTTGACCCTCCAACAAAATTCATTTAAACATGATGAAAGAATGCTAGGCCTGCAAATTGAGGGGTCTAATGCCCTATTGCAAAAGAATCTGTCAACTAGGTATAATCTTTTACTTAATTCAGGTATGTCGTCAGCTGATGCTGCCCGCACCATTGTCGGTGCTCCCGCCTCAAAGGTTGTGGACTGGAATGGTGTTAGGATTGCAGCCCCAACATCGACCGCTACCACACTGCGGTCAGGCAACTTTATGAACATACCTGTCTTTCAAAAGACTAAACAGCAGTCATCTTCTGTGCTGTCTTCTGGATATTCTAACCCTAATTATGATTCCTCTACTCTTGTGTCTAGAACTACTCAATGGGTTGAATCACAGAATTCATCTAGAAGCTTGCCTCCCTTTCATCCTTCAGCTTTAAGGACCACGTGGGTTACACCACCTGGTTCAACCTCAACTTCTACTTATTCATCTGTGTCTTCAGCGCCCCGGTTTTTCAACACCGAGCGCCTTCCTTTATTCGCAAATAATGGTAGGAAGTGAATTTTTGTAATATAATGTGGGCATCATATTCATTATTGGCAATTTTAATTGGTTTT